CAATGCTGAGACCCCAGTAGTGGCTATCGGCTTCCTGCCGAAGCCTGCCGGTCTTCTGCACGAGGGGCACCAGTACCTGATCCAGCAAGCCAAAGCACTCGGTCCCGTTTGCTGCTCGTTGTTTGATGCCACCCAGTTCAAGATCTTGCTCGGGGAGTCCGATGCTACGGTCCCCGACTTCGACATCCAGTACATGGTCGATACGTTGACGAGCTTCGGGGCAGATCATGTGTGGCTCCCCGGTGACGGAATCGGTGCCGAGTTGAGACCTGCCAACGGGTGGAGCAATGCCATTCAGTTGGTCAACCAAGTAGCTGCAAACCGGGGGTATGACGTTCTTCCCCCGGCAACATTGACCCACTTGAAGTTCTACATGCTGACCAGCTACCTGATCCGGCACGGCTACCCTGGACCGTGGTTGAAGATGGAGTCCAACAAAGAGGGGCTGTACAGCTACATCAAGAAGGATTTTTGGGACCAGTACATCGGGACCGGGTTCACACTGATAGACCCCCTGGAGAGACCTGACGGGCTGATCCACGGAAGCAGACTGCTGATCCGTCCGGAACGTGAGATCACTCGGCTGGTCAATATCGTGACCCGTATCAAGTCGATGGCAGAGGACCTCACAGATCCCATCGTGAGGCAACAGCTAAAGGATTACGTCAACCAGTTGAGGGACAATGATCGGTGGGACTTCGTGGATGTTAAAGTCCACAGAGGGGGGCACCTGCCTGCTGGTGTAGTGTACATCACAATCACAATCGATGCCGATTACAACTGCAGGTTTCATTACAAGTTCAAACTATAGGGGAGGGAAACAATGGAGGGACCGAAACCGACATCCTGCACGATTGACTTGACAGAGGGCTGCAACCTTGCATGTGACTACTGCTTCACCTGGAGCAACCACAAGAAACGTGTGATCGAGAAGTCGATGGTCAAACGGATCATCGACTGGTGGCTTCCTCAGACGGATCAGGCACCCCAGTTGTCCTGGTGGGGAGGGGAGCCTCTTCTGGAATGGAACCTGATCAAGTCTTCCACTGAGTATGCTCGTGGGAAAGCTTCTGCCCTGGGGAAGAACATCACCTTCGGGGGTACAACCAACGGGGTCCTCTACACCCCGGACAAAGTGGAGTGGACGGCAAAGAACAACAGCCTGTTCCTGGTTTCTCTCGATGGTGTCAAAGCAGCCCACGACCTCCACAGAAAATGCCCGGATGGTCGGGGCACTTTCGACACGGTGGTCAAGAACGTGAGGGAAGCTTTGAAGATTGTCCCCCATCTCAAGGTGAGGGCAAGCTTCGGCCCGGACACCATGCAGTACTTCTACGAGAGCATCCTCTTCTTCTTTGAGGATCTCGGGCTGCAGGACGTTGCCTTCTCTGCCGTGTACGAAGGTGAGTGGACGGAGAAGACCTGGGAGACCATGGAAGAGCAGTTCACCCTGGCTTCCAAGTATGCAGTCAAACGGATGAAGGAAGGCAAGCCCTGTGTTCTGAAACACCTGAACGACGAAGCCTGTGCTTCCTTTGAGTACAACCCACAGAACCCCTGTGGTGCAGGCTCGGGGTACATGGCTTGGTCAGTGGACGGCTACGGCTTCCCATGCCACCGGTTCAACAAGCATGGCATCACAACGGAAGAACGAGCCAAACTTCCGACCATCATTGCCCGACCCACCAAGGACTCCTTTGAGTGGGTCAACTCCGAGTGGAAGGAAAGCTTCTTCACCTTCAAGAACGACCCCCCCGAGAAGTGCAAGACGTGTGAGATCTACGGCAAGTCCACCTGCAACGGTGGGTGCTATGCCGTGAACCATGACTTCACCGGAGACATCAAGAATCCTCCGGAGGTCATGTGCCGGTACAACAAGGTGCAGAACAAGGTCGGGAAGCTGTTCCAGGAACTTGCCACAAGGGAAGGGCTTCGGGTGAACTGGTCTGGATGGAACGGTGGTCCTGTCAATCAGGAGTTCGTTCTCCCATCGTGCACCTGCTACAACATGTGCTACTCGGAGGGAACCCCCGAAGAGATCAAGCACATCGACCGTCGAACCGGAACCATGTGCCTGTGCAATGCCACCAGCTACAACGGTCCTCAGTCCCCGGAACGTACCAGACCGATAGGTGCAGTTGACGAGGAACGGGGAAAGCTCAAACAGATCTTCGGTGTGGTCAAGCAGATCCTGCAGAACAGGGATGCCGAGAAGACCCCGGAGCAACTGATGATGGAGAATCAAATCCTCCAGCAAACGATAAGGATGCTCGACAATGTCTGACTTTGAATTTGGAGAAATCGAGGTTCGGTACAAGAGCACCTCATGGGGACCGTGGGGGTTCGACTTCTCGGATGCCCTGCCGGAAGGATCGGTGATTGCCAGTGTGACCATTCGGTCCTTTCTCGGCAAGATCGATCCCGGTGAGGAGTTGACCGGGTTCACCGAGTCCACCACCGAGTTGATCGATGCCGTCAAGTCTCTCCCCATCGGGGACAAGCTGGTGGCTGTCTACTTCAACTACCCCGGTGCTGCTCTTGAGGGAAACCACTCCTTGATCTTTGAGGTGACTCTTGTCGGTGGTGCACAACACCCCTTCTACTTCTACAAGGTCAAGGTTCATTAAACACGTCGAAAGGTTGCAAAAGTGAAACTATGCCTACGATAAACTACGTTGCTTCACCAACGGGGCAAGTGTTTCACAGGGACGACAACTTTGGGAGGTTCATCCTTGGTCCCTTTGGTAGTGGAAAGACTACCATCGGGATCATGGAGATTCTGTTGAGGGGGCTGCAGCAAAAGCCCGACCCGAACGGCAAACGTAGGACACGGGCAGTGGTTGTCCGTAACTCCTATCCCGAACTTAGATCCACCACCATTCCTTCATATCAGTCCTGGTTCCGGGACATCTGCAAGATCACATACGGCTCCCCGATCACTGCCGAGATCACCCTGCCCCTGCCTGACGGCACCACTCTTGAGCAGGAGATCTTCTTCATCGGCCTGGACGACGAGCAGTCTGCAAAGAAGCTGATGTCCCTTGAGGTCACGTTTGCATTCCTCGATGAGTTCGTGTTCATCCCCGAGCACATCGTGGACGTGGTCTCCGGTCGTATCGGACGGTTCCCGGAGGTGAGGTACGGTGGTCCAACCTGGAGTGGTTACTGGGGGACAAGCAACCCCTGCCCTGTGGGGCACTGGTACTACGTTCTGGCTGAAGAGAAACGACCCATCGAGTACAGCTTCTACCGACAACCCCCTGGGCTGCTGGAGATCCTGGACGACAAGCTGCAGAAGAAGTTCATCACCAATCCAGAAGCAGAGAACCTGCTGTGGTTGCCCAAAGACTACTACACCAAGATGGCTGTGGGCAAGGACGACGACTTCATCAAGGTCTACTTGATGGGGCACTACGGTCAGCTTCGGTCGGGCAAGCCGGTCTACTCCAACTACAAGGACAAGATCCACTACTCCGACAAGGAGTACAAGCCACACCGGGATCTGCCTATCGTCATCGGGGTGGACACTGGTCTTGCCGGTTGTGCTGCAGTCTTCACCCAGTTGCTCCCCACCGGGACTCTGGTCGTCTTCGACGAACTCTTCTTCAAGGACATGTCGGTCACCGACTTCGTTGAGACCCGGCTCTACCCGTACATCAAGACGAACTACTTCAGTAACTCCTTCTCCCTGGTGCTCGACCCTGCTGCCGGTGCACGAAGCCCGAACAACAAGCAGTCGGCTTACGACATCATCAAGATGCAGTTCCCGAGTTCAGTCGAGTTGGCTTACACCAACGACCCCTTAGCCAGGGTTGAAGCAGTTGCCTACTTCCTCACACGGACGGACGGGCTGCTTCTGTGTGGACCAAAGGTTCACATGCTTCGACGTGGGTTCCTCTCCGAGTACAAGTACGAGAAGATCGGGGCAAACCCAATGAAGGAGAAGTTCAAGGAGAAGGCAGACAAGAACGACTTCAGTCACGGTGCAGATGCTCTGCAGTATGCAGCCTTGAAGCACAAGCACTTCCGGGTAAGCAGACGAACCATCACACCTCCGAGTCATGCAAGCATCGGAGATACCACGGCAGGATATTGATGCATGGACCCGATTGAAAAAGAGAAGCAGGAAAAGAAGGAGTTCGACAAAGCCTACATAGAGTCTGACAAGACCGAGGGCAAGTCCTACTCCTACGACAAGTGGATCTATCCTCTCTCCAATACCCTGAACGATCTCTTCGGTGAAGCCGAACGAGACCGGAGACCGGTGGAGATGAGATGGATCAAGGATCTTCGACAGACCAAGAGTGAGTATGATCCCGAGATCACCGGACGGATTCATCCGAAACGGTCCAAGGCTTTTCTCGGGATCACTCGGACCAAGGTCAAGACGATCTCAGCCCGGATGTCCGATCTCCTGTTCCCACCGAACGGTGACAAGAACTGGGGCATCGATCCAACCCCGGTCCCTCAGTTGGACCCTGAGTTGGAGAAGAACATCGTCATGCAGATCATGCAGGCAACCGGTGCTCAGTCTCCTCCGACCTCTGACGAGATCCAGATGATCCTTTTCGGTGAAGCCAAAAGACGGGCTGAACTGATGGAGAAGGAGATCGACGACCAGCTTTCAGAATTGAAGTACCGGGAGATCATCCGGAACATTATCCGATCCGGCAATATCTACGGCACTGGGGTCCTCAAGGGTCCCATGGTCAGGGAGCAGAAGATCAAACGGTGGGTTCCAGTGCAAGGTCAGTGGAAGCCCATCGAGTTCTCTTACCTGCTGCCCTACTGTGAGTTCGTGGACATTTGGGACCTTTATCCGGATATGACGGCTCGGAAGCCGGAAGATCTCCGGTACGTCTTTCAACGTCACGTCATGACCAAGCACAAGTTGCAGATGCTGGCTGACCGGCAGGACTTCAACGGGGAAGCAATCAAGGCTTACATCCAGTGTAACCGGGATGGCAATGCCGACCCGAAGACCCACGAGGAGGACCTCAGAAGTCTTGCATCGAAGTCCGGGGACGAGACCATCAACGTCACCCCCACTGACGGCAAGTATGAACTCCGAGAGTTTTGGGGGTACGTCAACTCCGATGACCTGGAGGGTATCCCTGGGGTGAAGATCCCCGAGGACCTGAAAGGGTTTGAGGTTGCTGCCAACGTGTGGGTCCTGGGGATGTGCATCGTCAAGGCAGTCATCTCCAAGATCGAGGGGGCACAGATCCCCTACCACTGGTACTACTTCGACAAGGACGAGACCAGCATTTGGGGTGAGGGTATTCCCGGAATGATGAGGGATACTCAGAAGCTCCTGAATGCCACCACCCGTGCCATGATCGACAATGCAGCCATCTCTGCAGGACCGATCATCGAAGCCAACAAGGACCTGCTCTGCCAGGGTGAGGACCCCACGGACCTCTACCCCTTCCGAGTTTTCCAACGGCAGGGCATCGGCATGGAAGCCAACGTCCAAGCCATTCGGGTCACGAGTCTCCCGAGCTACACCAGGGAGTTCATGAGTCTGATGGAACTCTGGATGACCATGGCTGACGAGACCACGGCAGTCCCCCGGTACATGTACGGTGAGACATCAAACGTGCAGGGTGCAGGCAGGACAGCAACCGGTCTCAGCATGCTGATGGGTGCCAGCAACATCGTTCTCAAAGATCAGATCCGGAACTTTGATGACGGGATCACCAAGCCCTTCATCCGGGCAATGTACTTCTGGAACATGAGGCTCAACCCGAAGACTGACATCAAGGGTGACTTCAATATCCAGCCCAAGGGTTCCACCAGCCTGATTGCAAAGGAGGTCCGAGCAGAACACCTCAACACCTTCCTGGCTTTGACCAACAACCCCGTGGACCTTGCCATCACAAATCGTGACGTTCTTCTCAGAGAAATGGCAAAGTCACTCGACCTGTCCGACCTCAACCTGATCAAGCCTGCTGCACAAGTCAAGGTGGAGAATCAACAGGCAGGAGCACAGGCAGAAGCTGACAAGCAGTTTGAGAAGGACCTTGCAATGATGAAAGCAAAGTCCGGTGGGCACATGGACCCCGATGCTGCAAGTCCGGACAACCCGGACGGTGGGGTCCCCTCGATGCAGAGGATGTCCCCTCAGCAAGTCCAGGAGGGTCAGATCCCGGAGGTGGGTAGATGAATCTCGTAGAAGACATTCAACGGGATGCTCTCACTGCATGCTTCCAGAACTTCATCAAGTTGTTTGAAGCCAAGCTGTCCGAGAACCGGGCAAGACTGGACGATGCAACGGGGGATGAAGTTCTGAAGCTCCAGGGGGCAAACCGACAACTTAAAGAACTGCTCAAGATCAAAGAGCCGGTTCTTCCGATTCGGCACCATGACGGTGCCTTCGACTGATGGACCCCATCCGGGCTTATCCAGCAGTCGTCACACACAGATGATGGACATCCGAAGAGGACCCATCGAAGGGAGGACACATGTCCGAGTTGATTAAGGAACAGCAGGAGAAGGAAGCAAAGGAGCAGAAAGAGTTTGATGCAGCATGGGGTGAAGAGACCCCGACAGAGAAGAAGGTGGAGGAACCCCCGAAGGAAGATCCTACTCCCCCCGAACCCAAAGCTGATGAGGGCACGGGCAAGGAGACTCAGCAGGAGACCCCGAAGGAAGATCCGATCCCCGATCCTGGAAAGACGGAAGAGACCGAGGATGCCAAGAAGCTCCGGGAGGATCTGGAGAAAGAACGGCAGAAGACCCGATCCTGGGAAGGTCGAATCCGGGCTGCAAACGAACGAGCAAAGAAGGCTGAGGAAGAAGCTGAGAAGCTGAGACAGCAGCAGGCCAAACCGAAAGAGGAGAAACCCTCCGAGGTCCCTGGTGATGCCGAAGAGGAGACAGCAGTCAAAGCCTTCCGGGACGAGTTCCCCGACCTTCCCAAACCGATACTTGCCCTCGTAAAAAAAGAGATCCTTCCCCTGGTCCGGGATCTCGTGAAAGCTGAACTCGGCAAGATCGACCCTGTTGTCAAAGACGTTGAAAGCATCAAGAAGCACATCGAGGTTGATACTACTTCATCTCATCTCAAAGCAATCACCGATGCCCATCCCGACTGGGAAAAGATTGTGTCCTCCGGGGATCTCGACGTGTTCATCGAGTCCCAACCTTCGTATGTCCGAAAGGCATTGGAGCAGGTGAAGGCAGCAGGTGAGACCGAAGAAGTGATCGACATGTTCAGCCAGTACAAGGACTGGAAGAAACCCCAAACCAAACCCAAGGAACCAACTCCCCCTCCCAAGGACGACATCAAAGACGAGCTTGCAGTGCCTGCTTCTCCGGGTGGACCCCGGATTCCGAAGAAGGTCAACAAGGACGACTTTGACTCAGCCTGGGATGAAGCCAACCGGCAGGGGTAAAGGTTCCACATCTGAAAGGAGCAACACAACATGGCTGCAACTCTTTATGGTGACATCTCCCCCCGTACTGCTGCATTCGTCGTGAAGGAACTTCTGAAACGTGGCATGCCCTACCTGATCTTTGAGAAGTTCGGGCAGGCCAAACCCCTTCCGGCAAACAGCACCAAGACCATCAAGTTTCGTCGGTACTTCCTGGACACGACCCTGAACGACCTGTCCACCAAGTACAACCCGAAGGACTACTTCTCGGACGATGCCACCAGTCAGTTCGACCCGTCTGCAAAGGTGCTGTCCGAGGGTGTGACCCCCGGTGCACAGAAGCTGGAGTTTGCTGACCTGGAAGCCACCCTGGTCCAGTACGGTGATCTGATCACGATCACCGATGTGATCCAGGACACCCACGAGGACAACATCCTCAAAGAGGCTGTGGACATCCTGGGTGAGCAGGCTGCAATCATCCTGGAGAAGATCCGGTTCAACGTCCTCAAGGCCGGTACCCAGGTGGTCTATGCCAACGACGATGGGACCCCCCTTCGTTCCGAGGTCAACACGGTCTTCACGGCTGCAGTGCAGAGAGTCGTGACCCGTAACCTGAAACGTCAGCTTGCCAAGCCCATCACGTCCATCGTGAAGAGCACCCCGTCCTACGGGACCGAGCCGATTGCCCCGAGCTTCGTGGCTATCTGCCATCCGGACCTGGAGTACGACATTCGTCGGGCAGTCGGTTTCGTGCCTGCCGAGAAGTACGGTGCCATGGGTGCCTGGGAAGGTGAGATCGGCAAGATCTCCGATTGCCGGTACGTTCTGACCACCATTGCTGCTCCGTGGGTGTCGGTGGGTGGAACCGGTGGAACCAACGTCATCTCCAGCAATGGAACCAATGCTGACGTGTACCCCATTCTTTACTTTGCTCGGGATGCCTATGCCTTGGTCCCCTTCAAGGGCAAGAATGCCGTCACCCCGACCGTGGTGAATGCCACCCCGTCCGACAGTGACCCCCTGGCTCAGAGGGCACACGTTGGCTGGAAGGCTTACAGCACCTGCATCATCCTCAACGATGCATGGATGGCTCGGGCCGAGGTTGCATGCACTGCATCCGGTTATCTGACGGACTAAGCAGTGACTGAGTAAAAAGGTGGTCCCCTTGGGGCTACCTCCCTTCGGGGGACCCTCTGAAACATGGGGGTCCCCCCATTCCACTTTAACCGGGAGGAACACATGGCTGAGAAGAATTACTGGAAGATGACTGCCGATGAATTGCAGGTTATCTGCAAAGAGGTCGGGGTCGAGTTCGACATGAAGAACCGGAAGGACTGCATCAACAAGATCCGGGCTGCAAAGGGTGAAGTCGTGGAAGCAAACGAGAACGGTGACGATGCCACGAAGGGTCAATTCGACAAGAAGGACTTCGTGGTTGTTCAGTTCCACAACAAGGACGAGCAGGATCTACCGTTCGTCTTCGTCAGTGTCAACGGTCGGTCCTGGTACATCCCGAAGGAGAAGGAAGTCCTGATCCCGAGGATGTTGCTCAACGTCATCAACGATGCCGTCGAGGTCAAGTTCGTCACCAAGAAAGCCCAGGACGGCAGACCCTATCTGGAAGAGAGAAAGGTGCACCGGTTCCCCTACACCATCGTGACGAGGTAAGCAATGGCAACGGTCTTGGCAAGCAAATTGATAGACAGGGTATCCAATGACCTGCACGATCTCAGCAATGAACGGTGGGGCAGGGACACCTTGCTGGAGCATCTGAATGACGGGCAGGTCGAGGTTTGCAACATCAAGCCCGATGCCTACACCATTACAACTGCATTCCAGTTGGTTGCAGGCAGCAAGCAATCCGTCCCTGCAAACTGCATCCAGCTTCAACTGATCATCCGGAATATGGGCACCGATGGGGCAACCCCCGGTGCCTCTATTCCCATGGTAACCATGCAGCAGTTGGATCTGGTGAGACCCACTTGGCACAGTGAGTCTGCTGCTGCCACAGTGAAGCATTGGATGTTCAACGAGAAGAACCCCAAGGTCTTTTGGGTCTACCCGAAGAACACCGGCACTGGTTGGGTCGAGGCAATCCTGGGGGCAATCCCTCCGGAGGTTGCAGCAGAAGCCAACGTCATCACCCTGGATGACATCTACCAGAATGCTCTCCGGAACTTCATGCTGTACCGAGCATACTCACTGGATGCAGACTTTGCTGCAAATGCTGAACTGGCTCGGTTGTACTATGCAAACTTCATGAACTCTCTGCTGGTCAAAGAGCAGAGGGAGAAGGCAGACATGCCAAAACCTGGAGGTAGAGACAATGCCTAACGGACAAATCCGGGGAGGTAACGGAAGCTACCTGGACCCGAAGAAGAGCAAGACCCGGCAGCTTGACGAAGCCGATGCCGACTACACCTACCCGGAACCCCACGTCGATGACTACAACAAAGACGTGGAGAAACACAACAAGCAGTTTGAAGGCAAAGCAGAGAAGCCCACTCGTATCGGTGGAGCAGTGAGGTAAAGCATGGCAACCCTGGACGACTTCAAGCCCTTCATCTCACCGGAGGTTCCCGGTGTCGATGTCATCACCCTGGAGAGCTTCATCCGGTTTTCGATCAACGAGTTCTGTGAGAAGAGTTGGATCATCCAGAAGTCGTTCACTCACGAGGTGGACTCGGACGACATCGACTCGGACCTGAACAGTTCCGTGGTGGTCAGCATCCCAGGGTACATCAAGAATCTTCGTCCGGTGTGGGTGTCCAAGTTGCTCGTGGATGGGCAGGAGTGGAACGTCCAGCATGTAGACCTTGTCAACGACTCCCCCGACTTGGAAATGATACGGGAGTCCGAACACAAGGTGTTCCACTTCCCGACCATCACCACCATCCGGATGGCACCCTTCACTTCTTCCTGCCGGTTGTTCCTGAGTCTGGTGCTCAAGCCGACTCCGACTGCAACCACCTTCGACGACACCCTTCTCTACGACTGGGTGAGGGGGATCTCTGCCGGGGTCAAGGCTGACCTCATGGCAATCCCGAACCAGCCCTGGTCCAACCAGTCCCTGTCGGTTGCATACCGGCAGATGTTCAACCGGGAGATCGGGGAAGCCAAGTTGAAAGTCAGCAAGGACTTCTCCAAGAAGTCCAAGATGGTGCAGCCGAAAGAGTTCGGGTTCACCTGGGAATAGGAGACAACGATGGCAATCAAATTCATGAACAACGGCAAGGCTGAACTGTCTGCTGGCATCAACAACTCTGTCCTCAGCCTTACGGTCAAGACGGGTCAAGGTGACCGGTTCCCGGCTGTGTCCAACCCCGACTACTTCTACATCACCCTGATCGACTCTTCGGGCAACAAGGAACTCGTGAAGTGCACGGCTCGGAGTGCAGGCTCGGACAGCCTGACGATTGTACGGTCACAGGAGGGCACGAGTGCCCGGTCCTTCAGCACGGACGACAAGGTCGAGCTTCGGCTTACTGCCGGGGTTCTCACTGGGTTGATCAACGACATTGCAGCCCTCTATGCTGCTGATGTCACGTTGCAGGGTAACCTGGACACCCACAAGACCTCAACCGATCATGATGGTCGGTACTTCACCGAGACTGAGATCAACACCAACCACTACACCAAGACCAACATGCAGACGAGTGGGCAAGCCCAACTGCATGCAGCCAACCTGACCAGCAAGACTTCGATCAGCCACTCTCAGATCACCAACGACGAAGCAGCAAAGCACCGGCAGATCAATGACGGTGCCACGGGAGCAACGGACCTGTGGTCGGCAAGCTACATCAACGGGGTCAAGGCAAGCCTTGAGAGTGCAATCAACGGCAAGGCAGCTTCGGTCCACTACCACGACGACAGGTACTACACCGAGTCTGAGGTCGAGAACAGGGCAACTGCTCTGGCTCAGTACTACGGCAACTACTATGCCACCAACGTGCTTCATGACGACCGGTACTACACAAAGGCTCAAGTTGATGCAGCCATATATCTTGCTGTTTCAACCCATGCTGCTCTCATAGCCGGTGTTCACGGTCTTACGGGTGGTGGTGGAGATGGAACATGAAGATAATCCCTACCTCCGGGGGGTATGACAGCACTCTCCTGCTCCACATGATCCTGGATTCTGGAGAGTCCTGTGCATCTCATCACGTCCACCTCATCAATAACGAGGGGAAACGGTATGCCCCGGAAGCAAAGGCATACCGTGCCGTCATGAAGGAGATGCACAGATTACACGGGGACTTCATCCACACCACATCAACCCACAAGAACATGTTCCCCCATTTCGTTGGGTGGGATCTTCTGAACTCCACCTATCACTCGGCAGTTGCTACAGAGGGTAACCTTTCTCTTCTTGGGAAGAGAGAACTGGAACTCTGCCTTGCCATCCCGAAGGAGAGCTTCCGGAAGGATGAGATTCACAGCATAGTGCAGGACCGGGTTGAAGATCTCTGGAACGTCTACTTCAGTCGTTTTGGTATAAGCACCAAAGTCTCCTACCCGATCTCCCACATGACCAAACGGGAGATCCTGGATGCCCTGCCTGACAGTCTCCGGAAGTTGTGCTGGACCTGTCGTCGTCCGGTGAATGGGCTTGAACCCTGTGGTGAGTGCCCGAGTTGCCTATTTGCTGGAGTTGGAGGTAAGTGATGATTAAGGTATCCAAATTCTCGGGTGAGAACAAGAAGATCTCCCCACACCTTCTGCCGGATGAGATTGGGCAGACCGTTGCCAATGCCTATGTGAGGGGTGGCAAGGTCAAGTCTTTGAAGATGCCGAAGGATGTACTCGATCTGGTGATCACCAGCACCAAGAGCATCTGGCAGTACATCGACGGCAGCAACAAGTACTGGTGTGCCAGCACTGCCGACATCGACACGGTTCGGTCCCCGGTGGCAAACGATTCCTTCCACCGGCTGTACTTTACCGGGGGCAGCTACCCTGCTGCCTATGCCAACGACATCAAGAGCACCCCCTTCGATTCCACCACGGACTTCTACAAACTCGGGACGAAGGCTCCCACTGCAGCCCCCACCTTCGTGTCCGGGAACACGGGTGGGGCACTCTACCGGGCTTACGTCTACACCTACGTCAGCCGGTACGGTGAAGAGGGTCCCCCCTCTCCGGTTCTCTCCACCAGCACCTACCTCTCTGGTAACGTGGTGATCGGTGGGTTCACTGATCCGAGTGACGGGCACTTGAAGACGGCTACCGGGTCGAATGCCAACAAGCCGAAGATCCGGCTGTACCGGACCAACTCTTCGGGGCAAGGTGTGGCTACCTTCCAGTTCGTGAAGGAAGTGGACACCAACGGAATCACCTGGGCAACCTTTCAAATCACGGACGATGTAGCAAGTGGCAACCTGGGTGAGGTCATACCGTCCATCACCTGGGAACCTCCCCCGGCTGCACTGACTGGGCTGACCGGGATGACGATTGGGTGCTTGGCTGGATTCACAACCAACTCCCTGTACTTCTCCGAGTTGTTCCTGCCCCATGCCTGGAACCCGGAGTATGAGATCTCCTTCTCCGAGAGGATCGTCGGTCTCGGGGTCATCGGTTCCTCCCTGCTGGTTCTGACGGATGAGGTCCCCTACCTCGTCAACGGGTCCCACCCGAGCAACATGCAGAAGATGGCTTTGTCTGCCTTCTTCCCGTGCTCCTCCAAAAGAGGAATCGTCAGCACCGATGGTGGGGTGCTCTACCCTTCAAAGGAAGGGCTGATCCTTGCAACCAGGAACGGCTGCAACAACCTGACCAGAGACATGCTGTCCATGGAAGACATGGACCTCATCGACCCTTCCTCCTGGACGGCAGTGTTCTACAACGGGCAGTACCTTGCCTTCTGGAAGAACACCGGGGCAAGCACCGAGGGTGGCATCATCATCGACATCAACGACAGCCACATGGTCTCCCTCAACGTCTATCGGTCTGCCCTCTACACATCGGCAGACGACTCTAAGCTGTACGTTGCTGGAAGGCTGGTTCCCTCCGACCCGGTTGAGAGCATCCAGCAGTGGGAGGGTGATCCGTACAACTTCCTGCAGTTCACCTGGAAGTCGAAGATGTACATGCTGGACAGGGCAGTCAACTTCTCCACGGCACGAGTGATTGTCGAGCCTGGGTCCTACGAAAGGATCGTGGGTCTCATCGAGCAGAATGAGTACTTCATTGACCTCAACCAATCCATCTTCAGTTCACCACTCGACGGGGAAATCAACGGGGCTGCAATCAATGAGTACCCGGTGAACGGGGACACCCTCTACGAGTTGTTCGATCTGTCCCTTACCCCATACACCAACTTCAAACTGTATTGTGACGGGGTGCTTCGGTACTCCAAGAACGTGGACACCAACACCGTGTTCCGGCTTCCCTCCGGGTTCCGGGGCAAGATATGGGAGTTTCAAATCGACGGGTTCATCCCGGTTCAGCAGGTGGTGATTGGTGGAAGTGTTCGGGAGGTGATGTCAAATGGCTAATGTCAACGTCCCCAACATTCCGGACATCCCTCCCACTTCCGACCAGAGCATGTACGAGTTCCTGAAAGCTTTGAAGGAAGCAGTGGAGGTGTTGACCGGAAGGGTCGGGGGTAATGAATCTCTAATCGACTACATGAGGACCAACGGATAAGGGATACACAATGGACTTCAAAACTGCTACCGACATCGGTCTGTGTGTGATTGGTGCCGTACTTGCCGGGTTCCTTGGCATGCTCTGGAAGGACATCCGGGAGGTCAAGGACAAGATGGGCAATTACGTCAAAACCACGGACTGCATCGAAAAGAGAGGTGTGTGTGGAACCATGAGAGAAGCAATGTCGAACATGGTCAATACCCACGGTGAATCTCTTCAGACGATGCAAGAGTTACTCAGAACATCAACAGAGTGCCTTGCCCGTCTGGATGAGAGGACGATAGCACTCAAAGAACAACTAAAGATGGTGGTCGATGGAATCAACAAAGCTGAAAGTGATCCCCTACGTTGAGGTCGATGGTGTCTGGACCTTTCGTGATTCGGAAATCAAGAACATCTACGACCAGATGGTTGCTGACGGAACGGCAGGACCCGTCTTCTGTGACGGCAGTGTGAACAACCGGGACGAGTTCCAGTGGTGCATGAAACGGGGTGACAGTACCCTGTATGTTGCCCAACTGGACAACGGTGATGTTGTCGGCATCGGGTGGCTCAACCGGTTTCAGTATCACTTCTGCCAAGGTCACTTCTGCTTCATCCGGAAGTTTTGGAAGAACCCCATCCTGATCGAAGCTGCTCGGATGATGATCCGGACCATGTTCAAGACCCAGGACGTGAACATGATGCTCGGCATCCTACCCTATGCCAACCGTCATGCACTCCCCTTCATCGAGAAGTCGGGGGCAGATCTCATCGGCACACTACCCTATGGCTCATGGAACCAGAAGGAACAGAAATCTGAGGATGCAATCCTCTTTCAGTTCACGAGGGACAAGCATGAAAATCTACAATAGAATCGTAATCGACATGTCCACCGGACGTGTCGAAGAAGCAGACACGTTTGAGTACACTGGTCCCGTAGCTGAGTGCAAGGGTGGTGGGAGCACGACCACCAACACCCAGGACCCTGCCTACAATGCTCGGATGGCAACCATCTCGGAAGAGCAGAACAAGTGGGCACGGGAGATGTACAACACGTTCAAGTACGGGGTGACCTACGACCCTACCGAGACCGATCCCACCACCGGGAAGACCCTGGGTGAGATCAAGGGGTATGATCCGACCAAGCAAGTCTCTGAAATGCAGGTGATGCAGAAGCAGCTTGAGAACGAGATGGGTCTGACTCCCCTCCGGGGTGAGACTGAGAAGAAGACCCTTGAGACTCAGCAGCTTGGTCTCGGGCTGCAGCAGAAGCAAATCCAGGCCGAGGAGTCATTGCTCCCCCTGACCACGGAGTCCCAACGGGCAAAGCTGGAAGCTGATGCTGCCCTGGCAAAGGATCGGATGAAGACGATCCAGGAGAGGGCACCGGTTATCTCCAAGCTGTATGAGGATGCCCTATCCGGTGTGGACGTGAACAAGAGGGTGGAGGAAGCTCGGGCTGGTGTTCAGCAGGGCTTTGCCAATGCCCAGGAGCAGGCAAGCAGGGACATGTCCCGGTACGGCATCGATCCTACTTCCGGCAGAGGGCAGGCTTCGTTCAAGAACTTCGGGATTGCCAAGGCAGCTACTCTTGCCGGGGCATCCACTGCTGCTCAGAACCAAGCTGAGGCTGAGAACTTCGACCGGAAGAAGGTAGCTCTCGGGCTACCGACTATGTAAGGAGGAACCATGGGATACGGAATCTACGGAGGTAACTCCTTTCAGAAGATGTCTGAGAACTACATGGGGACCACCCTCAAGTCTGCTGGCATGATGAAGCCAAACACCAAGACCGAGACCGAGGGTCCCGGCAAGACGGTTGGTGGTGCCATGGGGTCCATGGTGGGCATGGGCATGGCTGGTGCTGCTGCTGCCCCCACGATAGCCGGTGCATTCGGTGCTGGTAGCACCACGGCAGCAACCACGGCAGTCGTTGCAGGTTCGGCCACTACTGCTGCCACCACCGGGGGTGCTGCTGCTGCTGGTGGTGCAGTCGGTGGTGCTGCAGCCGGTGCTGCTGAGGGGGGCACTGCAGGGACTGCAGCCGGTCCATGGGGCACGGTGATCGGTGCCGGTGTTGGTGCACTGATTGGTGCAGCCATGTACTTTTTGAGTTAAGGGAGGACCACAATGGGACGATCAGAATCATCTATGGCAGAGTTCAACCAGGGTATTGCTGGTGGACTCGGTATCATTCGGGGCATCGGTGCTATCCAGGACCAGTACCGGGAACGTGAGAGGGAGCAGGAAGAGAAGGACATTGCTGCTGCCACTGAACTCATGAAGAAGAGAAAGCAGTTTGAAGCCGACCCCGAGTCCGTGAGGCAGACCGATCAGCAACTGTCCGGGTACTCCCCGAAGGTCCGGGTAAAGGCTGCAGGAACGTATGCTGCCTACCAGAAGGCAAACACCGAGGCATTGAAGCAGGAGTTTGAGCAGGACTACATGGAAGCCCACAAGACCTTCCAGGCTGCACAGGGACTGGCTCAACAGGGTCGGACCCAGGAAGCTCTCGACCGGATCGGTGACATCCAGAACAAGAACATCAAGGACGGGCACAAGCACGAGTATGTCAAGACCGAGGACGGCAGCTTTGAGCACGTCATCTACAAGCCGAACGGTGAAGTGCTGCAGAGGTCTCCAGCCAAGCTGGAGGACGAACTCAAGCAAGCCGGGACGATCATGTCCAATCCTGGGAATGCATTTGAGGCTTACCTGAAAGGGGACCAAGCCCGGAAGATGGCAAACCTCGATGAGATGAACAACCTCAAAGAGTTCCGGGACAAGAAGGGCAACGTCTACTTCATGCACGGCTTCACGGATCGTTCCACCCAGGAGTACAAGCAGGCATGGTACGACAAGGATGGCAACCCCATCCACCGTCCGGAGCAAGCCGAACTGCTGAAGTCTCGGGAGACCATCGAGAAGCAGGAGAAGGAAGACCGGTCCAAGACGAAGGACGAACTCGACATCACCGGCAAGAAGCTCGGGATCGAGATCAGCCGGGAGAACCTCAAGCAAGAGAAGATGCAAACCGAACGTGGGGTCAAAGCCAAGGACGAGGAGAAGGAAGCCGACAAGAAACGGACTGAGGCTGAGGTGC